GGGGAAGTGCCAGTGTCGTGCTCATGCTCGTCCGGCTCCCAGGCACCGGGAGTGGACATGCGGACGCCGAGGATCTCGGCGCCCGAGTATGCGGGCCACAGCACCGGGCCGTACTCGCGCAGGCCCAGCTCCGTGCGGCGGACGGTGCGCAGCGTCCCGGCGGAGTCGGGGCGGTGCCGGTCGCCGCGGCGAAGCTGCGGGTCGGAGCGGACGATCCGGCCGGTGAACGACTGGCTGGTGATCGACCCGGAGCGGATGTTCTCCAGGATCTCCTCGGCCAGCGGCGTGTCGTTGTACCGGGTGCGGGTCAGCAGGCCGCGCTGCTCGGCGCGGATCTCCACCGGCACCCCGATCGGCATGCTGAACCGCTCCGACGGGGTGCCCTGGATGGTCATGCCGTGGTTGTAGAGGACTTTCACCGAGCCGGGGAAGCCGCCGCGGGCCCGTGAGGCGTCCGCGATGACCTTGTTGAACGCGGCCCGGTCGATCGTCTCGACGTAGTGGCCCTCGAAGTCCTGGATTTCGGCGGGGTCGTCGAAGACGGCGGCGAACGCCTCGACGGTGCGACCGTCGCCGCCGTCCGCCGACCGGATGATGTGCATGTCCTCGAGCGGGTACAGCCGCATGTACTCGGCGCGGGAACCGCCGGATGGGCTGCTGCCGCTGTCGCTCACGTCAACTCCAAGCCTCTTGGCCGCGGCCTTGATCTTCGGCATCGCCTTGTCGCCGAACGGGGACTGCGGGGCGCGGGACAGGGCGTCGCGGACGTGCGGGGCGTCGTGGAGCGGGAAGTGCCGCTTGTCGCGGGGCACGGTCCGGCCGGACGTGTCCTTGCTGCCGCCGGGCTCGATGTACGCGAAGTCGCTGTCCGGCAGGTCGTTAATCGCCGCGCTGGTCATCTCCGCCCGCTGCGTGAGCGTCATTGCTGACCTCCCGGTCGCCTTCTTGATCTCTGCTGCGTGCTGCGCGGGCCACATGCCCGTCGCCTCGTGGTGGGCCAGGTTGCAGTAGCCCTCGGCATCGTCGATGTACTTGCCGAGCTCGGCGGTGCACCTGTCAAAGTCGCCCGCGTCGCCCCAGCGGATCTTCGCCGCGCCCTCGCCGTGCACCCAGTAGGCGTGCAGCCGCTCAGTCGCGCGGGCGTCGCCGGGACTGGTCTCAGCCACGGCCGGTCATTTCCCCGGCGGCGTGATCAGCCCGAGCACGTACTGTGACGCCTCCCAGTCCGCGTGGGCGGCGGTGTGCGAGCCGCCCGCGCCCCGGTGATGGTAGGCGCACAGCCAGCGGAAGTTAGCCGCCGACTCCACCCACGCGCCGACCGTCGCCGGGTCGGAGATGCCCGGGTAGTCCTGCTCGAGCGCGGCGAGGCTGATGCCGTTCTGCAGGCTGAACTCGACATGCGCGTGGTGCAGCTCCAGGCCCGGCTGCTGTCCGGTGTCACCCGGCGGCGGGCACGGCGTGCCGTGGGCGTCGAGGCAGTCGCCGAAGCCGATCCGCTCGCCGATGAAGCAGCGGGCGGTGGCCCGGTGCGCCTTGTGGTAGGCGTTGAAATCCACGTAGTGCGGGTCGCCGGCCCGGGCGGGATGCGGCGGGAAGTGCATCAGGTAGCGGTGCCCCTGCACCTGCTCATGCGCCGGAACGGCGGCGTCAGCGCTGTCCATGCCCGTTCGCTTCCTCCAGCGCCCGCCGCGCGCTCACCGGCCGCGGCGTCGGCCGTGTCCCGTTCCCGCCGTCACCGGCAGAGGTCGAACCCACGCCCAGGCGAGGCAGCGTCGGCGGCAGCGGGTCAGCGGTCGCGCCCGGCGGCGTCTGCGGCAGGAGATGCTGCACCGGCAGCCCGGCAGCCACGGGCGGCACGGCGGCCTCCTTCAGCTGAGACATGTCACCGGCCTCCACCGCAGCCACGGCCGACATCTTGTCGTAGCCCGCCTGCTGCATCGCCAGCAGCGCCTGCGCGCGGATCAGCGTCACCTGCGCCCGGACCTGCTCGCCTTCCTGCAGCGCCGCGATGTCGCCGGTGTCGTACCACAGCCGCGCCCCCGCCGGGACATCCGCCACCAGCGGTTCCAGCGCCGCGCACAGGCCCCGCCACAGCGGCCGCAAAGTGATGTCCCCGAACCGGCGGATGACCTCTTCGTACGACTTCCCGGCGCCCTTGATGGACTCCAGGCCGATCAGCAGCCCCGGCACCCCCGACGGGGCGAGAACCCGCTGCACGCCCTCGACCGACACGTTGCCGAAGTCCATCTCCGTCAGGCTGTTGCCCGCCAGCGTCAGGTCCGCGCCCTGGTCCAGGACCAGCGTCTTCCCCGCGTTGTCCGGGCCGCCGTACCGGGCGGTCATCCGGTCCCGGATGCTGTCGATCGTGGCAGGCTGCAGTTTCTGCGCGTATTTGATGACGATGTTCGGGGTCGCGTTGTTCTGCAGGTACCGGATCTTGTACCGGGTCATCGCGTCGTCGCCCTGGATGTCCCGCATCACCGGCGTCAGCCAGGACATGCCCCGGAAATCGGCTTGCGGGTCCGGGATCGGATGCCAGTGCGCGACCTCATCGGCCGGGTAGAACTGGCCGCTCCCCTGGCCGAGGACCGACTTCGGCGGCTCAACCCAGTAGCCGACCTTCCGGCGGTACTGGCCGCCGCCCGGCAGCTGCACCAGCTCCGAGATAATCGTCGTCCAGTCCGGCCGCAGCCGCACCAGCAGGTCCTCGCCCGGCACGTTCCAGATGTACGCGTTCCCCGCGAGCGACGCGTCCTGCTCGCAGCGGGAGATCAGCTCACCCGACGTCGAATCCGGGCCGAACGGGTGCTCCAGAACCGCCAGCGACGTGTTCCCGTACAGGTGCTTGTCGTCCTTCGCCTGAAACTGGAACTGCGCCTCAGACAGCAGCATCATCCGCACCAGGATCGCCGAGAACACCGGAGAGTCCGAGCCGTGCACATTCTGCGCCCACCCCGACAGGGCCGGCAGGATCGCCTCACGGTCCGGGCTGCCGTACGTCGACGTCAGGACAGCCGCGCCTGAGGCCATGCCCTCCCAGTAGCCCGCGTCACGGCGGATCAGCCGGTCCCAGAGCCGCGTCACGAGGCGCGGGCCCGTTCCAGGACCTGATGCAGCGTCGGCACCTCATGCACCGACGGTGCCGCGCGCTGCCCGTCATCGTGGAACAGGGCGTACGCGCCGAGCGCGAGAGAGTCGAAGATGACCGCGCCGCCCAGGACGGGCAGGCCGATCAGCGCAGCGCCGCCCAGCACCCCGGCGAGGGAGCACAGCAGCAGGACCACGGACAGACGCACGCTGGGCTCCTATCGCTATAATGGGGAACGAGTCGCCCGCGCTTCTGGTGCGGTACTCGGTTCGATTCCGGGATTTCCCTGGCGGGTACGTCGGTTCGATTCCGGCCCTGGCCCTGGCGGGCAGCGAAGGTTCGAATCCTTCCGGGCGACCTGATCACCAGGTCGCCGCCCTAGATTGCCCAGACTCCCGGGGTGGCCAGTTCTTCCCACCGCAGGAACGCCCAGCAGGCCAGCGTCGCCGCCACAAGCGGGCTCTGGTCGACCTGCACGCGCCTTTCCCACGCCTGCGCCCCGGCGAGCGGACGCTGCTGTGCGGCCCGTACAGCGGCGGTGAGGGGCGGCTGGTCAAGATGAGCCATCCGGCCGTCATTCACCAGGTCGAGGAACTCGCCGTGCGCCACCGCCACGTCAGCCGTCCCCGGCTCCGTCACGAACACCCCGGCCTCGGCCAGCGGCCGCAGCAAGGTACCCGCCTGCGACCGCGGGTCCACCGCCGTCGCCACCGGGTCATGCTTCGCCCCGAGCTCGGCCAGCTTCGCCACAGCGCCGCGCGGGTGGTCATACCAGACCAGGTCCACGCCGACGCGCAGGCCGTCCTTCTCCCGGCCGGCCGCCACGATCGCGGCGTGCTTACGGTCTTCGGAAATCTCCACGGCGAAGGCTATTTCGCCGCTCACAGCCGCAGTCCCGGGGCCGTGCACGCCGACCAGGCGTCCTGGCCGAGAACCTCCCACGCGCCGCCGTCTGACGGGTAATCCCCCACCGACAGCCGCTCCCGGGCGAACTCCGCGGCCGCCATCGCCGCGCGTTCCTTCACGATGTACTCCGGCGTGATGCGGATGCCCAGACCCGGATTCGCCTGCGCCCAGCACCGCGGATCCGCCGGATCGTAGCCGCCCGGGTCAGCCGACCACTCCATGAACGCCAGCGACGGGTCATCACCCCGCAGGCCGCGCGCCCGCACCAGGCCCAGCTGCGAAGACGTCGGCAGGCCAGCCGTCGAGGTATACCAGATCTGCGGATTCGGCCGCGCCGACAGCGTAGGCAGCAAAGCCGCCATCGCCGCGTCACCCAGCTCATACGCCTCGTCGAGGATCACCAGGTCAGCGGAGAAACCGCGGCCGGAGCCGCCCGACCGGGCGATGAACCGCAGCCGCTTCCCGTTCTTCAGCTCAATCGACTCCGCGCCCCGCTGCAGGTACACCTGCCGCACCCGGCGCCGGAACGACGGGTGATTGTCGATCCTCGCCTGAACGCGTCGGAACGCCTCCGAGGCCGTCTTGAACTCGTGCGCGCTGTGCAGGATCAGCTCGACACCGAAATCGTCCAGGAACAGCGCCGCCAGCTCCAGCGCCTCCAGGATCGCGCCCTTCCCGTTCTGCCGCGCCACGATCAGCGCCGTCTCGAACGCCGACCACTTCCCGTCAGCCGCCCGGCCCAGGCCCTGCTCGAGAACCCACCGCTCCCAGTCGTCCAGGTCCAGCCCAGCCGCCTCCGCCAGCGCGGCTACCCGGTCGCCCTCCGAGGTGACGGACGGCGGAACCGACCGCAGGCGCGGACGCTGGTCACCCAGCAGCACGCTTGGCGCGTTGAGTGTTGAGGTCATCGATAACGTCCCGTTCAGGCCGCTTCTCGGCCTCGGCGATCAGGTCCGCCCGTGTCTGCCGCAGCTGCGCCGACGCGGCGGCCGCCGCAACGGCGCCGCGCGAATGATCGATCTGCCGGGCAAGCGAAACCGCGCTGGCGGCCAGGATCGACGTCTGGACCGAGATTCTCAGCGCCCGCAGCTCGGCGCGCGTCGCGCGCTCAACCGGGCCCTGACCGGCCAATTCGTCACCCTCCGTGACATCCAAGTTTGGGCGGGACACACACGAATGGCTGCGGCTCCCCTT